AGGAGCTCACGCTGCGCTGGGGCGAGGCTCCGACCGGCTGCCGTGTCACGGTCAAGCCGATGCTCAACACCGTCGGCGACGTTCTCCATAGAGCGGAGGCACGCCGATGACCACCCCGCGCAAATTCACGTTCGAGCGCTCCCGCGAGCAGGCGGAAGAGATCCTGCGCCTGTACGAGGCAGGAACCAAGCCCAGGCAGATCTGCGATCAATTCGATCTCGAACCGCTCAATGTGTGGGCGAAGATCAGGCAGGCTCGCAAATGGCGGCAAAGGGCGGAGGCGGTAGAATAGATGGCGCGCATCCGCTCGATCAAGCCGGACTTCTGGACCAGCGAACAGGTGATGGAGTGTTCGCCGATCGCTCGACTAATGTTCATTGGCATGTGGAATTTTGCCGATGATCACGGTCGAATGCCGGCGTCGCCCAAAACTCTGAAAGCCCAGATTTTCCCGGCCGATGACATAGACAGCACGAACGTTCGTCGAATGATCGACGAATTATCGTCGACTGGTCTAATCCGACTGTATGAGGTTGATGGGAAAGAGTTTTTGCTGATCACTGGATGGCATCACCAGAAGATCGACAAGCGTCAACCCGCTAAATACCCAGAGCCTCCTAAGGAACAGTCGCCGACCGTTCGTCGAACGGTATCGACTGATCTAAGAGGATCGGAAGGGATCGGAGAGGAACGTAAGAATTGTCCGGTCGCAAAGGCGACGCGGACCAAGCAGGAATATTCCGAGGAATTCGAGGCCAAGTTCTGGGTGCCATACCCGCGTTCGCCGACGATGGCGAAAAAGGAAGCTTGGCGAGAATGGATGAAGCTCTCGCCTGAACAGCGCGAAGCGGCCTGCAAAGCCATCGAGCCATACAAAAAATATCTCCGATCGAAACCAAATCTCGAAACCGTTCACGCCTGCCGATTCCTGTCGCAGCAGCGTTTCGACGGATTCATCAACTCGTTGGCATCGCCCCAGGTCGCGCTCGACATCCGGAGTAGCCTCGTATGAACACTGTTCCGTTTCCTCGCCATGGCATCGCTGGCTATTACGCGCTCGCCGATCTGCCGAAGCGGCCACCGCTGAGTGAAATCTGTATGTCGACCGGCTGGGAGGAGCTCGACAAGATCCTCAAAATCTATCCCGGCCAGTTCATCGTCACGACCGGCAACCCAGGCAGCGGCAAGAGCACGTTCCTGTTCAATCTGATCATCAATCTTTGCTGGGTGCATGGGCACCGAGCGTGGATGTACGTGCCGGAGAACGAGCTGAACCTGTTTCAGAAGCTCCACGGCATGTTCAACAACCACGAAAAGCAGTTCGATGCCTTCTCGCGCGACCGCTGCTTCGTTCAATCGTCCAGCTATGAGCACTATCACGACGAGCCGCGGACGATCGAATGGATCCTGGGCCATGCTTGGGAAGCCTACCAGAAGGATAAGATCAATCTCGTCCTGATCGATCCATGGAACGAACTCGAACGGGCGCGGCTGGATAACGAAAATCTCACGGACTACATCGGCCGGTGCCTGATGAGGGTGAAGATGTTCGCCCGCGAGACGGGCTGCACGATGTTCATGGTGGCTCATCCGACCAAGGCCGCCGTCGGCCGTGAGGTGACATTGGCCGACATCGAAGGCTCAATGCACTGGTTCAACAAGTGCGACAACGGCTTGATCGTCAAGCACGAGCCCGGCGCCAAAGACACCACCGTGATCAGCGCCAAGGTCCGTGAGCAGCCATATGCCGGCCGGCTCGGTCACTGCATTTTCCTCGTCGACCAGAACACCGGGATTTTCAGCGAGCAGCAGGGCGGAGGGCAGGCGCTATGAGCGATCTTGAGCCGACGAAGCGTTCCATCAAGGCGACACTCGACGAGATTAAGCAGGGCGAGCGCGATTTCAAGGCCAAGCACGGCGTGGACATAGCCGATCAGGATGAATGGGAAAGCATCGGCGAAATCGTTAGCCGCATCGAGGCGAAACTGCTCGCCCGCATGACCGACAGCGCGGAGGTCGCCTAATGGCATCGAAGCGCCGATATGGGAATCTGCTGTATCCAGGCTTCCGACAGAGCTGGTTCGGCCTCACGAACTTCCACCATGTGCTCAACCTGTTCGAGGCGCATCGCCATGAGCACCGCAGCCGGCCGATGCTGACCGAGCGATATCGCCAGTGGTTGGCCAAGCGAGAGGGCGCCGCATGAGCTGGCTCCGGGAACAACTCGAGGGATACAGGGAACGATCGATCAGCCTAGCCGCCGTCATATGGCTGTACGGCCAGCATTTCGACCGCAAGCGGAAGAGGAGGGCGTTTTGAGCGAGATGGTCGAGAGGGTGGCGAGGGCGCTGTGCAGTTATCCGTTCGATCTGTATGAGCGGCTGGAGGACGTCCCCGGCAATGGTACGGACAGGGCTCTGCTGCTGGCGCAGATGGAATCTTGGCGCGTCATGGCCCGTGCTGCGATCGAGGCGATGGGAATCGATCTGCCAGCATCCACAACCTGCGACCAGTGCGGGAAGTCCTTCACTCGAGGGCAGGGTGGTGACCGCCGCTCGATCGCGAAATTCTGCTCCGAGAAGTGCAAGAACCGCTTCCATTACGTCAGGCGGTGCAAATGAGCACCGAGGTCACGACCTACACGGAGCTCATGGCCGGCATACAGGCCCAGGTCGGCGCGCTCGGGCTCAAGCTCACCGATTTCGACGATCTCGCCGGATTCCCGGCTGGGCTCAGCGGCAAAGTGTTCGGCATGCTGCAGGTCAAGCGGCTCGGGCCTGAGAAGATGTTCGACGCCATTCGCGCGGCCGGGCTGCGGCTCAGGCTCGAGGTGGACCCCGATCAGGAAGCCAAGATGAAGCAGCGCATCACCGAGAACTACAATCCGAGGCAGGCAAATCAGGCTCGGATTGGGCATGCTTCTACGCTGCCTAGTACTGCAGTTTTGAGCCGTGTTTTAAAGCCTCTAGGACGAAATGGCGGCAAGAAGCGCTGGGCCGGCAAGTCGAAAACAGAGCGGTCCGCTCACATGCAGATGATGATCAACGCTCGGTGGAAGGCTGAGCGCAAACGGCGGAAGGCTGCACACCGCCGCCGGTTGAAAAACCGGGAACGTGAGGCTGCGGTGATGGCTCAGCACGATGAGATCGGACCCGTATGATCGATTTCAAGATCGAGAATCCCTCACAATATCGCTCAGCCGCGCTGGAGAGCGAAGCCGGATTTGCAGCATTCTGCCGAATGTCGAGCGGCATGGAGCATGGGCCATTCGTTCGCGCGAGCGTCTACAGCAGAGTTGATCCCAAACAGGATATTTGGGCTTACGAGTTTGGCAATGATCCTCGACGCCCGGTTGTAATGCGCGGTGCCTCCAAACTCATGAAGAGCCGCTATGTGCGGCAAAGCGAATGGGCGGTCATTGTCACGCGTAAATATCTGAAAAAGATCAGATTTACAGCGTTCACCCAAGCGGAAGCTTGGGAGGTCCAGCGACTGGTGGGCGAGCACATGACCCGCCGAGGTCACTATGTGCACTCGAGCATCGATCTTATTCCAACGCCTTGGTGCCAAGAGGGACAAGCACGCTGTTGGGTAGACGGCGAATTCCGCTGGTGCACTCCCTCGGAATATCGGCGCTTACGGAAGCCTCATCTCGAGGCTGCCAAGCACGCCGAGGAATTGCGCAACAAGAATCTTGTCAGATTGAGGAAAGAGGCCGCCGATCTGACACGCATCCTTAATGGCCTTCAAGGAGCAGCAAATGACAAGTTTGGTCGACACCGGAGACGTTCGCGAGAAGATGCTGGCACTGTGGAAAAAGCTCGACGAGGGCAAGCTGACGCACACTGAAGCCAGGGTCCACATCGGCTTTGCTCGCACTGTCCTGGATACGCTGAAGGTCGAAATCGCAGCAGCCCATCTGTCGGAGGCGGAATTGCCGAAGGTTCAACTTGCACCAAAGCGCCTCAAGGTGGTCAGTGGCCGGCGGGCATCATAGAACAGCCGCACAGAACAATGCCCGGTTCAAAGCCGGGCATTTTCATATCAGGCTCTCGCTGTCGCCTCGCAGCAGCTCGCGGAGAGCCTGGATCATCTCGTTTGCTGTCGACTCGGTGACGACGAAATCATAGTGGCCGATCTGCGTGACGACGGTGAACACGCCCATGAGACCGTCCTGATCCTTGATCAGCATGCAGCCGGCAGTGATCGCTGTCATGTCGTCCATGTGGTCGCTCATGTTCAGCGGCGGTGGAAACCTATCTTCGGCCATCGGTTATTCCCTCCCTGCAGCATCCAGCGCTTTACGCCATTCCCGGGCTATTCGCGCTTCACGAGCCTTCTTCGGCTTGATCTTGCGTGATTTGCACCAGGCATGGATCAATTGCCGACTCGCGCCCGACAATAGCCGGGCTTCCTGGACGGTAATAAGGCCCCGGGCAATCAGCAGGGTCACCGCGCGGCGTGCTTGTGGATCATGGCTCATATTGACGATCGTCAAATGACCCTATCGCGTGTCAAGTCGCAACGGCCCGATGCTGAACACCAGCCAAATCAGCGCTAAACCCTATAGAAATAGGCCTCCGCGCGCGATCCCCTCGCCGGTGCTTTGCGGCCCAATCCGAAATGATGGCAGTTTCTCGCCCGCACCCAGTCGCGCGCCCGCCTAATC